CCACCATTACTGATGAGATTGTAATCGTAAGCTGACCAGGGTCTTGACCCCACCCAGTGGGGATACACTGACAAATCCCAATAGACGCGCAGCACTTCATTGGCTGCCACGGCTTGCCCACCAGCTCCAAAGCTCATCACAGTTGGGCTGGCTCCATCCCCCACCACGTATGGTGCAGCTGGTGGCGTGGTGGCAGTGCCTGACACCGTGACACTGGCAGTGTGCTTGTAATCGTTCTTGCCAATGATGATGCTGTTCTGATACTTGCCAATAAAGCCGAACAATGACGCGCCAGGGTTTTTGAACTGGGGCAGGTCATAGGCTGCATTGCGGTGGTTGAAAGCGTTTAAATCAGTCTGGGTGAAGTCACTGAACCGGGTGTTCAGGTCAGTGGCGTCAATAGACTCACCATCCTGCACTGCTGGTCTGATAATCCTGCTCATCTGAAGCGCCCCACTGCAAGATATTTCTGACTGTAAAGGTGCCCTTGAATGATGTTTTCACCTGATGTGACTTCAACAGCATCATCAATGCTGGGTTCAATCAAGCGCCACTGAAAGTCTACTGCCAGGTCACCAGGGGGAAAGATGCCAGTGCCAAAGATGCGCCAGTGCTCGTGATAGGCCGGTCCCCTGCGCTCAGCAATGACCACACCAGCCACCAAGATGCGCAGGCGCATGTACTTTGGGTTGTAGGGGAAGCCTGCATTAACGCCATCAGCCAGCGCGCCAAACACGTAGCTGTTGCCTGACCATTCTATGAACAGGTGCCCACCCTTGAAGCCGGTCAGCGTGACTGCGCCGCTGGTGCCAGGTTGCCAGCCACCGCTGATGGTTTGATAGCTGGCTGCACGCCAGCTGCGCGCAGTCTGGGTGTCAGTGTCCACTGCTGCAGTCTGCTCACCAGTGCTGCCCCAGCGGTCAACCACCCAGACATGGTGCAGCGCGTGCAGTTCAAGCCGGGCTTCATCCACAAAGTCACTGGGCAGTTGTGAACGGTCAAGCGTGGTGATGCTGCTCTGTTGTGCGCGCATCTCATCATTGATGGCGCCAGGGCTGACCGCTGCACCCTGGTCAGCTTCTCTCTGTGTCCACTTCTTCATGCGCGTGGCCCCATGGTGACCAGAATGCCCTTGCTGGTGAAGGTGTATTCATAGCCAACGATGATGATGTCTTGAATGGTTTCAATCTCAAAGCAGAACCATGAAGCAGACTGGTGGGCAACAGAGAAGCGCAGGGGCACCAGCCGTTCAGTGGTGTATCTGCCAGACCCGAGCACCACTTTGTCCAGCTCAGGCAGTGCTTCAGCATCAGGGGGCTGCGCGCTGTATGTCCGCTCTGCCACTGGCGTCAGCTGAAAGTCTTTGAAGTGGCGCATGGTGATGGTGGGCGCACCAGTGGTGAGTACCCAGACTGTCACATAGGTCACCTGCTTCATCAGCTGGGCATCACCAGCAGACCACCATGCTGACCGATAGATGCTGGTGGGCGCTGGGTTGAACGTCATGGTGTCACCCACAATGTCAGCACCCAGTGCGCGTCTGCCAGAAAGGACAAACAGTCCACGCTGGCTGGTACTGTTGCCGGTTTCATTGCCGGTGTGGTGTCCGAAGATCACAGTGCCATCGTACAGCGTAGCCACTGCCCCGACTGGGAAGCCCACCCGCGTTGACCAGGGGCTAAGCGCTGCTGCCTGGGGCAGCCGGTCAACGTGCAGCACCAGCCCCAGCCCAGGCCTATCAGAGCCATCGACTGGCACATATAGTTGGTACTCCCTTTCAGCTGCGCTGAAGGCGCTGACCGCTTTGACGTGGCAGTCAGGTGTGATGCGCTTGATGATCTTGTCTTGATTGATGGTCAGGTTGATGACATCGCTGACAGCACCACCAGTGAAGCCACCAGTGATGGCATACACGCCATCATTGCCCAGGAAGACAACACCCAGCCCAGGCACTGCCTGAATGCTGTGGGGCGCTCTGCAAGTGACACTGGTGCTGATGGTGGTGACTGTGAAGCCAGCGCTGAAGGAGCCCTGCACAACGTCAATGCTGTTCTCTCTGAACACCAGCAAGTCAGTGTAGCTGGCATACAGCGCAGTGATGCCACCACCCACTGCAGCCAGCTCAATGTAAGCATCAGCACTGAACTGCTCAATTAGACCCTGGGCACTGAAGTACAAGGTGCGGGCATCATCAATGCCACCATCAAGGAATAGGCAGCCAGCAAACAGCGCAGAAAAGCGTGCTCGCGGTGCTGGCAGTGGTCCTGTTGCCACCACTGGCGCTGGCTGCCCCAGTGTGCGTGTCTGGTTGGCATCAAAGTACGTGTCATCAACATTGTTGCGGAGCAGGTCAACAAAATACAGCGTGCTATCACCAGCGCTGGGGGCATCATCGCTGAAGTTGGTGGTGCGGTATAGCTTGCGTGCCACGGTGCCAGCAGGCCCTGTTGGTATTTCAAGCGTGCAGGCATATCTGAAGCCTTCATGGTCCTTTGGCAGTGACCATGTGGCAGTTGCCAGCGTGCTTGCAGGCCCTTCACTGCCCGTGGTGCTGATGAAGCTGACCGCCCAACCAAACAAGGACACCTTGTCACCATCTGCAGCGGTGCTGGCAGTATTGTCAGCCAGCCCCAGGCCCCAGCGCCCACCATCAGGGATGCCCTGAGTGTCAGAAGGGCACCAGAGCGTGGTTGCGCCTCCACCCGTTTGAGGGTCAAACTTTGGTGTCCCAGCAGCCGGTTTGGGCATGGGAAGATTCAAGCGAGGGTCAACGGCGCTGGGTGTGCCAGTGAACCCAAAGTCACGTATCAAAAAGGATTCAACAACCAGGGCATTCTGTGGCATGGGCCATGGCTTGACCAGCACAGGCCTATCAACACCATTAGTGATGATGGTGCCATATCCGGTATCAGTGAACCAGCTGCCTGCCTCAGTCGGTGTGGGCACATTGCGCCCACTTGCCAGCGTCTTGAGCACCAGCCCACCAGATGCTTCATACAGCAGCTGCAGGTTGCCCTGCTCCTCAAACAAGATGTGAGAGCGTGCACCGCTGGCAAGATGCTGAGCAACGTGCAGGCTGTGTATGGGTCCGCTGTTGGTAAACGGTGCCCAGCTGGTTGCCCCTGCTTTGTAAGGCTCATACCCCAGCCGGGTTGACCACCCGCCAGTCTCAGTGTCAATGACCAGATTCTGTGCGACGTTGGCATTCTGGGGATTCTGGGGCAGCTTGGTTTCAAGTCCACCAGCAAGCGGCGTTTGATAGGTGTTCTGCTTCATGAAAAGGTCAGCTTGCCAAACGGGTTGCGTACAAATCGATACCCGGCAGTGGGGTTGCCCTTGATGATGCGCCTGGGCACCTGAGCCAGAAAGCGCGCTTCCATTCCACGATACATGACATCACGTTCTCTGGCGTATGCCACTGCCAGTGCGCTTGCCCCGTCAACCTTCAACGCCAGCTTCTCAAGCGCGCTGTAAGCCAGCATCTTGCTGTAGCTGGCAGGTATCAGGGTGGCGTCTTGATCTTCCTGCATGCGCTGGGGGTTGATTGCCGTCCGCACATCAATCTTCTGATTTTCTGCAGGGTGGGGATAGAGCTGGATGCTTCGATACGCGCTGCTCTGGTTGAAGCGGTATCTGATGCTGATGCTATTGAATGCCTGCCCTTGCAGGGTGCCCAGCGCCAAGTCAGGCTTCAAGGTAATGCCACCCTTGGGGTTGATGGTGTCACGGTCAACCACTGCGCCACCTTCTGCATCAGCATTGCGCACCCTAACTGGGGCAATGATGCCAGCTTCAGCGCAGGTGAAGTAATACCGCCGATACAGTCCAGTGAAGTTGGGGATGGTTTCAGGGGTGAAGTGCAGCGTCTGGGTGTCTGACAGGCTGAAGCTTGACACCTTGCTGAACGCTGATTCAAAACCGCTGCTGACATCAGAGCGGTATGCTGGATAGTTCTGACCAGCTGGGGCTTTGACGTTGACCATATAGACATCAACATTGCGCAGCCCTTGACCGGCTGAAGCGCTCTGCACCGTGACACCCCTGACTGTCTGGGGTGCGCGCACCATCAGGCCTTCACTGGGCAGGTAGGCTTCAATGGTGCCCAGCAGGTCTGCATCAAGGTTGGCATCTTCCCGTTCCCACTTGCTCAGCATCAGTGCTTTTGCTGGGATGCCTACACTGGGGTCAGAGACGTTGAGAACGTTCATGGCGTCAGAAGGCAGGGCCACATCTCTGCGCTTGACCAGTGCGCTGACAGCACCGCTGGCACCGGTATACAGCCGATCCAGATATAGCGTGGTGGCGTTTTCTACCCAGGCAACGCGGTGGGTGTGCGCATTGCCTGCGCTGTCAGAGAAGGTGACCACTGCGCGTGCCAGCTCGCTGCCTGGCTTTACCAAGTCACTGCTGACAGGGAAGCCAGTGCCAGTGGCCGTGGCTGACCCGTTGGTCACGGTCAGCGTCAGGGTGGTGTCAGTCCACACCTGCACGGTTCTGTCACGGGTGGCAAAGCTCCAGTGCCTATCAGTCAGGCACCTGACCTGGGCATCATTCAGCAGGGTGACTACCTGCGCTCTATATGTGCTGTTGCTGGGGTCATAGTCCAGCAGGGTTCCCATAAAATCCAGCAAGCTGCCCAGGTTCATTGTCTACCCCTGCAAAGAAGAAGCCCCACCACCAGCAGTGGCAGTGAGGCTGGTGAAGCCAGTATGGTGCTGGCTTGCGTGGCTTAGAAGCGCTTGAAGACCCAGACATCAGCGAGGTTGCCGGATGCAGCTTCAAGCGAGACACCGCAAGCCGGTGCAAGGTCACCAGCTGCAATGGCAACAGCCTGACCTGCAGCAGTATTGTCAACCACCAGCGGCACATTGGCAGCGGCAACAGCGTTAGCAACGCTGGCACCCTCTGCATAGCCAGAGATGACCACACGAACCTGACCACCAGCAGCAGCAGCTTCAGTGGCAACACCAATGACAAGCGCATTGCCATTGGCAACAGCAGTGGCTTCGATGACGAAGAGCGCACGATCTGCACCAGTCTTGCTGGTATCGAGCATCACCCAGTCACCCTTAGTGATGGCGCCATTGGCATAGAAGGTTTCAATCTGACGACGGTTTGAAGTGTCACCACCCTCACCAGCAGCCAAGAACTGAATCAGCGTAGAAGTGGCCATGATTATGCCTCACCATCAAGAAGAACACCGTGACTGGCAAGATGTCCAGTGACCAGCTGCATGCGACAGAAGACCATAGCGGCTTCAGTGGCAGTGCCAGGCACGGGCATCATGTCAGAGACATTGAAGAAGCCATCAGTGTCAGCGTACAGCTGGAACTGGCTGCTGGTCAGAGCGTAGGCGCTGACCGGCTTTGCCGGAGAAGTAGCGGTAAAGCCGAGGTTTGGCTCGATGTAGATGCGAGCACCGCGCCACATGGCAACCATGTCAGAGTCAAGTGCAGAGCGGTCTGAAGCGTTGACATAGCGAACAGACGACTGCTGCAGAGCCTGGAAGGCAGCAAAGCAGCTGGGGGACATCAGCAAGATGTCCGGGAACTCACCACTGGGGCTGCGCACCTGGCAGTTGATGAACAGCTGGTCAAGGTCAGCAAGGCTGAGCGTACCACCAGCGTCAACAAACTGGTTGAACCAGTTCTGGCTGCGATAGGTCGTCTTGCTCAGGCCTCCCACCGTGTTGCTCTGGGTGGCAGCAGAGACACCTTCAAGCCAGCCAGTGGTTGTGCCTGACATGCCGTTCAGGGTCTGCAGGCTGGTCAGCGTGGTGCTGTTGCCACGGATGATCTGCTTGCTGACTTCCTTCTTGAGCCCCAGCATGACGTTCTTCATCTTGGATTCCAAGATGTTGACCACTGCCAGGTCACCCTTGTTGGCTGCCTTCTCGACTGCAGACAGAACAATAGGCTGGGTGAAGTTGCTGTACTCATACTTGGCAGTCTGAAACGGGTCAGTGACTGCCATGCTCACAGGTTCGAAACCGTTGCTGAGCTGGGTGATGCTGCTGTGCTCACCAAAGATGACGGGCTGCTCAACACGCAGACCGCCACTGACTTTGACAAGGTTTCCTGCCTGTTCGATGGCGCGAATAAGCGGGTGCGAAAGATAGCTATTGTCGATCAGCTTATCGCGCAGAAGCTGCAGCGTGGTGCTGATGACTGACTGGGGTGCCATGGTGGACCCTCCAAAGTAGTGAAGTGGTTGCAGTCCGGTGCTGGCTGGTGCCAGGGGCTTGCAAGCTCCATCAGTGGGGTGGCTTGCTGCCTATGACTTACCAGCATCCTATTGATAAGTCTATGGATTACTTCCGGTGCATTGACTGGGCAAGTGCCAAGATGTCTGCACTGGTCATGGTCTTCAGCTCACCCCTGCTGGGCTTGCTTGCACGATTGCTGCCTCTGATGGCTGGCGCGGTGCCTGTCATGGCTGCCTGCCTGCGCGCTTGACGCTTTGCCCTGGTGGCTTCTTTCGCTGCTGCTGCCTGCTGCTTGCTCTGCTTGCCACGCGCTGCCCAGTAGGCCGTTTCCAGGTCAAGCCCTTCATTGCGTTCAAGCAGGTGCTGCACTTCACTGCGCAAAGCTGTGTCACTCTGAAAGTCTGGATGTTCTGTCATAAAGCGCTGGTATGACTCCTCAGCTGCCATCTGCTCATATTCTTGCTGCATGGGCTCAAGCACCAGCTGCAGGCGCTTGTTTACTTCGCGCTCGATACGCGCAGTGATGCTGGCTTCATTGAAGGGGTCATACTCAGGAACGTCTGCAGGGCTGGTCAGTGACTCCTTGCCCTTCATCAGTGCCTTGCGTTCTCTGACAAACTCCCTGCGCTGCTCTGCCAGGTCTTGAGTCTTCCGCGTGTAATCGCTGCGCAGTTCTCTCATCAGCTTGGCAATGTCTGGGGGCACCTGCTTGACGGCATCATCCCAGGACAATGAACGGGTGCGCGGTGCCTCACCCTCAACGGCTTCTTCAATCTCAACATCAGCAGCATCTGCTTCAGCAGCTGGGGCAGCTTCCTGCTCTGGTGCTGCAGCTTCCTGTTCTGGTGCCTGGGTGGCTTGCACTTCTGCCAGCACTGCTTCTGCAATGCTCTGGTGTGCTGGTGCGTCTGGTGTGGTCATGTCTGACTTCCTTCTGCTGATGGTTATTTGATTATTTTGATTACTTGGCCGTTGCGTGCATACCAGCTGGGGTTCCATCCTGGCGCCTGGATAAACTGTATCGGCTTGCCAAACAGCTTGGCACCCAGTTCAAACACTGACACACCTTGGATGCGATCTACCAAGAAGGTGCGCCACCCTGGCAGGCTGCCAGTGGCAGTGGCTGACTGGGGGTCAACGTACAAGTGCAGATACCTTGAACCGTTGGGACCGATCCAAAGGGCATGGGGGTTGCCTACTCGCTGCCCCATGGCGCCAGGTGTGCCAGGGGGCTGCCACTTGTCTGTATAGAAGAAACTGACAGGCTGCTTGCGCGTGATGGCGTCTACAAGGTTGGCACTGACGCCACCAGCATAGCTTCTATAATAGGCCTGCTTTCTGGTCTTTGGTATGACGGTCTTTGGCTTGTTATAACCAAAGATGCCGAGCAAGCGCTTTCTGATGCTGGTGAACGGCATAGGTCAGCCCCTGCGCATCCGGCTGCTGAAGTCAAAGTCTTCCTCATCGACAGTTACGCCAGCTGGGCTGACTTCAATCTGCACGTCAGTGACTTCTTCATCAGCTGGAGCGTCAAGGAAGTCAGCAAAGCCCTTGTCTTTTGCCAGTCGCATCAGGTGCGCGGTGATGGCGGTCAGCTCTCGGTCACCCTTGATGTCATCCATAGCCACGGGCAGTGGCTGCCCATAGTCTTCAGCAGCTGCTGCCATCATCATCAGGAAGCGCGCCACTTCTGGTGCCAGCTGGGCTTCTGCTTCCTTGTATGTCTCTGGCGTCAGGTCCAGCCCCATGACACGGCCAACGGCTGCCAGCGCCTTGCTCAGTGCGGTCAGCACCTTGGCATTGTAAGGACTGGTGGGTGGTGGGATCAGGTCAGCAGCTTCTGCTGCAATCAAGTCATCCTGCTCTGCAGCAAGGTCGAACAGTTCAGCAGGCATGTCTGACCGGTCAGAGTAAAGTGGCATCGTCTTGCGCTCCGATGACAGCGGCTTCAGCCTGGGCTTCTGCTTCAGCCTGACCGGCTGCCATTGATGGTGGTGGGGTGTTCTCTGGTGGTGGTGGTGCTGCCAGGAAGCTTTCAGGCAGCTGGTAAGCACGCACCAGCTCAGCCAGCACTTCTGCTGGTGGGGTGCCCAGCTGCACCAGCAGCGGTGCAATGCGCTCAAGCACTGCCTGACGCGCCATGTCAGACATGGGCGTGGTGCCTGCATCAACTGCCCAGTATTGGAAGTCACCAGTAAGGTCATCAGCGCTCAGGATGGTGGGGCCTACTGGGTTGGGCAGTGCCAGTGGCTCTGCATCATCACCCAGCACAACGCTCAGCATCACATTGTAAGTGCGCGCAATGCCAGTGATGACAGCATCCCTGACACGTGCCATGCGCCCCACTTCACTGCTGGTGTAGGCAGCAAGCAGCTGCTGTTCAGTGGCAGTGCTCTTGGTGACTTCACCACGGGTGAAGGGTGCCAGCAGGCCTGCAGCATTGATGTCATTGTCAACGGTTTGCGCATACAGGCTGATGTCAGCAGGTATGGGCGCCTGGGGCACTGGGGTGATGTTGCCAGTCAGGTCAGTGCCTGGGGGCAGGTCCACTTCAATGAACTCACCATCCAGGCCCTGCGCAATCTTGGCAGCACCGTCTTCACTCAGGAAGCCAGCGCGCACCATCCATTGGCGCGCCATACGTCGCACACCCTGAGCCTGATAGGTCCTCATTACGTTCAGCTCTCTGAACTGGTCAAGCGAGCGCTGCACCAGCGAATAGCCGCGCAGCGGGGTGTCTGGGTCACGGGAGAAGTACAGGGGTAGCAGGGGCACCACTGGCCTGCCATTGGCTGACTTGAATGGGATGCCCGTTGTCTCATGCACCAGCTCAGCATCAGGGGCTTCAGTGTCAGAAGCAGCGCCTGCATCCAGTGCGCCCACTTGCACGGTGATGCCAGTGAACAAGAAGTCAGTGCCATCAGCATAATCTTCAGACCACACCAGCAGCTTGTCATGCACCAGGTCATACAGCTCAACAACCTGCACCCATTGGGATGCTGATGGCGCGCTGGTGGGCGCACCCAGCCCCAGCATCTGATCTTTCCCAGCAATCCCAGTAGATTCAATCCACTTGCTATATGCGCGGCTTCTGAATGCTTGTTCAGGCTTGCCGTAACGCTCTGCAGCTTCCTGCAAGGGCATCAGCTGAACGTGCCCAACGTAGCGCTGCGCAGACCAGCTGGCTGCAGTGGCGTCAACGATGACTTCCCAGGGGGGAAGGGCTGCGCATGACACGCGCTGCAGTGGGTCAACGCTCTGCACTGGTGCCAGCTTGACGAATCCGCACGGATAGATGAGCGCCAGCCGGGTTGCATCCTCAAGCTGTTCCCTGATGGTCAGCAGATACTGGTTGGCCGTGGCTTCTGCAACTTGCGGGTTGCCTCTGGCGCGCAGGTCAGGCTGCACAAACACAGCAGGATTCTTGGCATACAAGCTGCCGAGGTAGCTTTCAACCACGGCATAGGCTTTGGGCACTTCAGTGCGCAAGATGCCGTCAAGGGTGGGGAAGGTTTCATCTTGCCAGAATCGTGTCATGTAGAGATTGCGCAGCTCACGCATCTCATCGCGTCTGGTATCCCAGTATTGACGGTGCTGATGGTAGAAGTCAGCCACTTGCTCTGGTGTCAGCATGGTCAGCCTTAGAAGGGAAGCCGGGAAGACCTGATACGCTTTGCCCTGCTGGCACTGATCAAGTCATCAATACGAGTCTTCCCGGATACTAACGCATGTGTCCGCCAGGATGAAGGCACATCGCGCATGCAGCGATAAGCCAGCGCCATTGCGATTGCTGCATCATCATGGCAGCCCCTGGGTGCCTCTGGTGCCACTTTGCCTGCAGGGATGGTGAGTGAGCGCAGTTCAAGCCATGTGGCGCGGTCCATGATCTTTACGATGCTCAGGGCTTCCCTGAGCGTGTCAAACGCATCAAGCTTGCTCTGCAGCGTGGTGACCCATGGCCTGCCAGCTGCACTGCGCCACTGCTGATGGTATCCGCAGTTTCCCAGCTCAAGCATCAGCGCATGCCCATGGTTGTTGCTCTCTGCCAGCACCAGCGCTTGGTTGTATCTGCTGGCCACTTGAATGACGCGGTGCGCCCACTTGCCAGGGGTGGTGGTGTTGCACCGCTCTGTATAGACCGGCTGCATGGTGGACACTGACACCACTGCCAGCGCGCTGTAATCGCCACCAACACCACCACCAACATCAACCCCCATGACATAGCGGTCATGTGGGTGGGGCGGTTCAATCTCCCTGCCATCAGTGGTGCTGATGTGTTCAACCACATGAATATCAGCCAGCACTTCATCACCGTAATAGCCGCCCTCCCTCATCAGGAAGCAGTCATCCAGGCAGGAAGGGTATTCCCGCCTAAACTTGTGATCACTTCCCAGCCGTCTGCTGGTGGTCCGGTGCCAGTGCAGCTGCTGCCTGCTCAGGGCATAGCGGTCAGCCAGCTGGTCTTCTGCGCTGGTGGGCTGAAAGTCATCAGGCACCAGGTCACTGGAATAGGCCGGGTGTTCGTGCCACCACATCGTGAGCAGGTGCCAGCCGTTCTCTGGGGCGCCCTTGACCAGCTGGCTGAAGAAGTCTGCAGGGTTGTTGGCTGTGCTCTCTACCAGCAGCAAGCCATCACCAACTGCAGCATCAGCCTGGGCTATGACTTCTTCCAGGTCTGGAGCATATGCAGCTTCTGACACCAGGACTGCAGCAGGTGTGAAGCTGCGCAAGCCGGTCTTTGATCGACTAGTAAAGGCCTGCAGGCTGGCACCAGTGTCGTCATATACTATGCGCCCCCTTGCTTTTGTCTGAATGGGGCGCCTCAAAAGGGTGGGCGGATCATCCAGCCAGCGCCTGGGATCATCCATCAGAGCAGTGGCGCTGTCATCTCGCATGCTCACTACTGCATGCATGGCAGCATAGCTGGTGGTGTACGCCATGTGGTGCAGCACCATCTTGCAGCCAGTGGTGGCAGCTACCTGACGCGCTTTGACAATGATGATGCGCTTGTGACCTGCCTGCACTGCCTCAAAGATTTTGCGCTGCATGGGCAGGGGCTTGAATCGCACAGGCTTCTTGCTGTCTTTATCTTGCACGGTGTGAAGCTGGGCAAAGCTGGGCAGGTCTGACAGCAACCTGCTGACCTTCCCTGCCAGAGCACGTGGCACCCTGCCAGGGATGAACGTCACTCACCCACCAGCTGCAGCACCGCTGCCAGCTCTGCTTCTTCCACTGGCTCAAAGCCGTTGCGATACTTTGGCGCAGGTGCTGCTGCTGCCTGGGCTCTGATGCCGTCAAGGATATAC